CATCATTCTTCAACCAATTTGCCTCATTCTTTCTACTAATCTGTCTGCCCTTTTAGTCACTTGACGATACCATCTGCTATCAACCATTTCGTCTGCAGCTGCGTTCCAATCTTTGGCATCCACTCCTCGTTTCATACCCTTAAATTTAGACAATCTTGGTCGGCCCATATTGAACATCATGTTTGCGACTATTAATTGCACTTCTTCTGGTAAATCATCAAAGTCTGGATATAGTTTGGTACAGTCTGATAAGACATTCTCAACATCTTGGTTGAAGGCTTCAGCAACTCTAACTTTTGTGATAAGCGTTCCAACTTCCCATTTATACTCTGGGTCTGATTCCAAAACAAGGTGGCCAATACCAAAAGTAGGCAGACCAAGATGGTCAAGATATATCTTTCCTACACTTCCCTCATCATATGCAATTTCCTCTCGTAGTTTATCTATATTCATTTTATACTCCTTAAGCTGCAAGTGGTTGTTTTGGATCAACATCTAAATGTTTACCCCACTCTGCATAGTAATGTCTCATACCCACTTCATCGTGGATAGTAGAGTTCTCATGTCTACCATGCAATATATTTCTCTTCTCTGTACCTTCTCGCATTGTAGTTCCTTGTCCACTAACCCCAATCAAATCTTCATGAAGGTTACGTCCAATTCAGATGATTGCGTGGCGGCATTGGTTTACTCCATTCCTATCCCTAGTTTAGTTTTTTGTATTAAGTAGTTTCTTACAAATCCACTTCGTACAATATCTCCGATTGTAAATTCTGTACAATTAAATTCTTTCATTTCTTCTGCGATTCTTAAAAAATCCCAAAGTCCATTTTTCTCGTTTGTTCTTACCAAATCACTTTGTGAAAAGTCTCCACAAAATGCTATCTTGGAGTCTTGTCCAAGTCTGGTTGTAATCGTATCCAACTCATGGAAATTTAAGTTCTGACATTCATCAACTATAACAAGAGCATTGTCAAATGTTAATCCTCTTAGAAAAGATGTTGACAAGAAAAACAATGTTCCTTGTGCTTTTAATCTTTCATACAAAGAAGTAAATGATTGTTCGTTTGGCATTTCAAACATGAACTGAACCATGTTAGAGTATGGAACTTGATACAATGCTGATTTATCTTCTTCATCGCCTGGTAAGAATCCAATCTCTCTTGTTGGTATAAGTGATCTGACTATAATAACCTTATCAATCTTTGATGTGTTATCTAGTGCTTCAGATAGTCCATTGAACAATGAAACAAAGGTCTTTCCAGTTCCTGCTGCTCCATATAGAAACTGACTTGCACCAGTTTTCCAACTTTCAAATACCACTTTTTGGTTATCCGTTGCTGGTTTAATAGCAACCATATTCTTTTTTGTTATTTCTAATTTCTTACTCATTTTCTACTCCACTTTACATAGTATCTTTTAGGGCCCTTCTTTCCTTCATTATCTAAAACTGGAACACTGTCAACCTTGAACTCTACCAAATCAAACCCATAACGATCTGTAAAGTATTTATTATGTTCTATACTCCAAGGAAAATATTCTACATTACTTGGTGTCAAATTATTAACCCCTCTTCTAAGTCTATTGCCAGTATTTTGTCTCCAAAAAATAACATCACCACTCTTAGTTATTTTACTTAAATGTTTTATTTGCATTTCTACATATTCTTTATTATAAAAATTTAAACTTCCTAATGCCAGAAAAGTATCAAACTCTTTATGTGGTGTGTAATCTTCAAATTTTATCATCTCGTCTGCAGCTTCATTGTATGGATCAATCCCATATAAATCATCAAAGTATGGTTTCCACATATTTATACCACAACCTATATCTAATACTTTTGCATCTCTAGGAATCTTTCTTAAAAGTTCAAATCCAGTGTGTCTATATTTGTAATATAAACTTCTGATTCTAGCATCTCTTGTGTGTCCATCTTTTCCTAAATGAAAGTTAGATGTATTCATATTTTAATCCACTACTTATATGTGTGTCTACCGCCAATAATTTCAGCTTTATTTAGATTGTGTGATGTTCCACCGTCTGTTACTTTTGCACCAGTTCTTTTCTTTATAACTTGTCTTGCTTTCTTTTTCGCCATGTTCTCATTACTACCGTATCTAGAAGCAAGGGGCGAGTTAGGATGTGCCTCTGCAATCCTAGACATGTTCTCTTTGAAACCATCGTCTACTTTGTGTGTTCTTCCTTCAATACCACCCACAATCGCAATTGCTACTGGAACTTGATTGATGTCTGGATTGTTCTCTAGGAATGTTTCTTTTTCAGACATTCCCATAAACTCATCCCAAACCTCACCGTCTTTATTAAATCTATATGTTGGCATAATTTTCTCCCATGTTTATATATGTGTCCATCGCCAAACGTATCTAGGATTCTTTATCAAATCCTCACCATCTTGATACATCCCCATACTTTCCCTATGTTCTGGCACTTGTTCTTGTATTCTCCAATGATCTTTTGTCATCAAGTTTGTATCTGTGATACCAATACCATCTATCTGTGTTTTAAATCCAACTTCATCACCTAACATTGTGATGTTCTTTTCATTCCATATTGTTCTTTTACTATTTGCATGTAATATAGCAGTTCCATCTTTTTTTAGTAGATACTTTATTACTTTAATGACTCTTCTATTATATTCCCAATCTTCTGGCGCATTTAGTTCATAAACTGACCATGGGCCAAAACAAAATACAAAGTCTGCAACATTAGGTTTGAAGATATCAGGCAAAGTATTTACATCTCTTTGTAAATCTACTTGTGGTAAATGTGTAAGGTCTACACCAATAACATTTCTTACAATCGGTTTGAAATAGTTAGCACCACACCCCAGATCAATAACTAAATCTGGTTTATGTGCCGCTATCTCATTTGCTAACTTTTCACCAGAGAGAGTTCTGTATTTCGGTAGGTTTTGTCTAGTGTCAAAATCTACTTCATTTGTGTATCTTTCTCTGACATCATCTATTTCTACACCACTAATATTTCTTTTTTCGTGTAGTCTGGAATCATAATCACTCATTTTGCAAACTCATAGTGTAACCTTGGTCTAACTTTTACGTCTATATGATCTATATAGTGAACTTTGTCAAATCGTCTATTCCATTCATTCATCACTTTACCTTTTAAATCTTCACCAATACCCTCTGTATCAATATTCTTTAAATCTGCCAAGTCATTTGTATTCATACCAATCATACCATAACCTTTAAATTTAGATGCATCTTTTACAGCATTTTTGTATAGTTGAATATGTTCATCTGACATCAAAGTTAAATCTGTATGTTCAGTTGCCATATTGACAACATCAAAACCAAACTCATCTGCCCATCTCTGAATCTCTTGTGTAGTCCAAGGGTAATATGGATATCCAGATTTCACTCCTCTATCCTCATCACTTAAATGTCCAGGCCTTACATGTCCAAATATTCTATTTGACATCTTACGAAAAATATCAAAGTTTACATAGATATCTTCCACAGTTCCAAAGTTCATTGGGCCTATGCAATAGATTAAATCGAATGAGGGATGCATTTTAAAATACCACTCTCTGATATTATCTATAACATCAGCGCCTGTCTTGTGTCCTAGTTTCCGATAGTCTAATAAGTCTATCCCTACAACACCTTCCAGATGTGGTTTAAATAGATTTGCACCACAACCAACGTCTAACACAGAGTTGGGTTTTAGTTTTTCATTAATGTATTTTACACCAGCCTGGCCAGTATGACTTCTATATAAAGAAAATGCTCTTAGTTGGGGATTCCCAGCAACTGAAAAGTGTTCTTTAAGTGCTTCCATTTCGCTGTAATTCATGTATCTCTTCCGTCAATTCTTTGATTCTTTTAATTAAAATGTACTTCTCTTTTGTAAGTTCGGCAATATCAAGCTGATACATTTCAGCTTGTGACATACCAACTTGGTTTATCTCTTCCATTTATTTTACCTTTCCATGTAGCAAAACCCTTCTTCTCATGTATATAGTAAGTATGGTAGGCCTTAATTGGATTGCCTGGTACTTTGCAGTACTCTGGCATACATTGTGGCATCTCTGTTAACCCATTCTTATCACATAAATTATTAGGTGCTCTTTGTAAGTAAATAGATGGTTTGCTTGCACCGTGTATTTTGCCGTATCTAAAACTGTATTCTGCAAGTGTTGCCATGTACAAGAAATAGAGGTAATAATAATTACTCCTACTTACTCTTGTCCAAATGGCAGAGGGATGATTTACATGACCTGCTTTGTATAAAACATTTTCTCTTTTGTCATGTAATTTCCATCGTTTGATTCTATGATTATTTTTAGTCCTACCTTCATAAATTTCCCCATCTATCAACCTATGGGCTGTAGACAATAGTTGTGCATATTCTGTACACATCTTGACAACATGTTTGTCTAAATGCATAGAAGCACTTACTCTTGGATCTTTATCTAAGTAGAAAATATTCATATCACCCTCTCACATTAAATAGAACTTGAGGACTCTCAATCCAAATATCTAGTATTCGATATCTCATATTATAACTCTCATCATCATATACCCCTAACCATACGGTTATCGTCTATTTTAATTGTATTAATCATACCACATGTTTTAGCAAATGTCAAGTACTATTTTTCTTTTAATACCCATATAACTGTTTCTTTGCCTGTAGACTCATTTATCAATGGAATTGCTGGTACATTTGGATTTCTTTCCTTGTACTCATATTCCCAAACATATCCTTGTTTCATTTGATTCTTGGATGTGTTAAAAAATTCTAGATTGTCGTAAGCAAAACTGCCCAACATAGATATGATTAATGTCTCAATCATTTTGTACTCCTATTTCTCCCATCTATAAAAGATGTGGGTTTGTATTGTTCTTGTTTTTGTTTTTGCTGCAGCCCAAGCTGGTAGTACATAATCTGCATGGTAGTGAGTTGCACCCTTGACTGTAGGTTCTAACGTACCAGTGAGGACACCATTCGCAACCCATGTAGCGATTACAAATGCATTGTGTTCTTTTACCTCATCACTTTTTCCGTCACAATACCAACTAAATTGGCATCTGTTTTTTACTGGAAAGTATTTTCTTTTGTATTTAGGAAGTGTTGCATCTTTTCTTGTTTTCCAAGATTCTCTAATCGGGCCTTGTTTTACAACTTCGCACACTGTATTGGGATATCTTGAATCTGCAACTCTATTCATCGTAACTTCAGCAACTGCAATCTGTCCTTCTATACTTTGGTTTTTTGCCTCGTGATACACATTAGATGCTAAGCAAATAAGTGCCGTACTAAGTAGTTCTGTTACCATTATTTTTACTCCATTGTTTATATTTGATCAAAAGGGTTTCTTGCATCCTATATGCCTGTCTTTCCCACGGTTGTTTACTATATGCATAGTTACTATAACAGTAACCTTTCCAATATACCTTTGATCCTGCTGTGTTATTATCTTTCAGCATTCCTTTAGCGTATTGCATAACATGTACCATTTCGTGAGTGACACAAGTAATTAGGTCATCTCCTTTTAAACTTTTTTCAATATCAATTTCAAAATGATTTCTATAATCGCCAGGCGAGCATAGTCCATCACAATTTGTTTCGTCTTTCAATTTTATGAGATTTATTTCAACATCAAGAGTTCTGAACTTGGGGAGCATTTCGTCTACACAGAAATATGCTATCTCTCTAACAAGTTGTCTCTTGGTTTTTGTACTACCCTCTACTGTAACACAATTATACATTCATCACCTATATTTAGTCATTATATAAAAAGTGGCAGAGGGGAAATGACGCCCCTCTGCCTGACACAACCTAATCACATTATCATCATATAGTGATTGTGCCTTCTTGATGTCCTCTTTTGATGATGAGATTTGAGAGGCGAGGACATAAGAATCCATAAATTAGTCCATACAACCTTGCATCAAACCTTCTGTAGCGCAAGGGTCTTCCACATATCCAACTAGTGCGATACATGCCAAAATCATAATAAATATTCCATACTTCATAATAAAACTCCTAATAAGGTACATAATCTAAATCTATTCCATATTCAAAATGTCCATTGTCCATATCGAATACACACTGATTGACTAACTTGGCCCAAATCTCTGGAACAGCAATACCTTCTTTCTGTCCAACTTTTTCGCACAACTCAATCTTTGTAATTTTTGCAGAACCAAACTTTCCGATTACTGCATCACCAATTTTCAATTTAACCATTTTGAACCTCACTGTAAAATTCTTCTAGTTGTTCTTCCAACCCCATGTCGGAATCAAACCCAACTAAATCTAAACAGATATCACCTTTTCTTTGTGAAACCATTGTCATTGCAACAGCATCTGAAACTGAAATGGGTGTTCCCATTTTTAGATAGTTAGTCATCTTGTCCATGAATAACTCTGTTAGTGCCCAATAGTAATTTTTAACTTTCATATTATTTCCTCTCATCATTGATTATGTATATACTATAACACGATAAGGAGGCGTTGTCAACCCCTAAAATAAACCCTTGATAATACAGCGTTTTATCCTACTCCGTTTGCCGCACCTTTTAGTTGTGGGTACGAATCACTTGCAACGATTCGGTTTCCTTGTCTATCAAATGTTTCTTTGGGAGCATTAGGGTCTGGAACTACATAACCATCATTCCAACCAAACGCCTCTTTGACTACAAATTCTGATAAACCTTTGTATATCTTATGCAAGGCTTTGTCTTTAGCACCGTTTAGTACTCTTGCTTCTCCAGCAGATAGTCCTTCCAGCATTTGGATATACATATTTTCTCGTTTGTTTTGATTGATATTTTTATCTGCACCTTTAATGAAGTGCCACAACTTTTTTGATTCTGTAGCAAGTCTAGTATGTTCTGTACCATCTGGAGCATCATTCACTCGAAATGGAACATCACCTTCTGGAACTGCCCAATGTATGTTAGGATCAAAAGATGCTTTAATAACCATCCTCAAACCATCTGTATTGTATTTTTTCAGAACTTTTACCTTCTGTTCTTTAGTTTTTGCTTTATGCACTTGATCTAAAATTTCGTGATAAAGTAATGTGAAATCATCGGCCATTTTAAAATTCTCCTATATTTTCTGTTAGTTCTCTTAACCGTTTTGTTGTGAAGTATGTGTAAAGTTTAGAACGGTCACCACAAGGCGCCTCTGAAAAATCAACCATGATATCTTTTGCAAGATTCTCTGGAATCATTTTTAGGTCTATCAACTTTTGATTTCGGATATAGTTTCGTCTAATTTCTTCTTCAAAGTCATCTATATTCATATCAATCCATACTTCAATTTTTTTCTTAGTTAAAGGTCTTTGTCTCAACCCTTCCACAAAAGTATGATCTGGCGATAGCACATTTGGTACACCGTCACTTGAATCACCCTTCAATATGTGTTGCTTTATATATGTCTTTGGGTCTTCACCATCGACATACTTTTTCAAGATTGGACTATACTGTTTAACATTAGAATAAGTTTGTAACTGAATGAAATCTTTATCACCACTTATAATCATGATCTTCTCTTCTTGAAAATTCTCTACAAGAGTAGCAATTATATCGTCTGCTTCTGCACCATACACTTCAACAAACTTGTATGGTAAGTTCTCTTTAAATTCTGCTTTAATAGCATTAAGACATTCAAAAATAGCGTTCCAATCATTACTGTCTTTCTCTCTACCCTTTTTCCTATTATGTTTATACTGTTCAAAATAATCTCTACGCCAATAGTGTTTGGAATCATATGTAAGAACAACTTCTCCATACTCTTCATGAAACATATTTCTATACAATCTGATAGAGTTTAGTATCATGTGACGTATCATCTTATCATCAACTTCATCACTTTTTGACATTTGCTTTGACATCATAACTGATGCTAAACAAATTTGGTTCATATCTATAATAATCATTCTTGTGTCGTATCCTTCACATATTTATTAATTGCTTCTCGTAATGGATGAACGTAACCCAATTCTCTCATGATTGTTGCCTTTACACATTCTGTAATAAATCTTATGTCACCCAACATCTCTGGTGATTCAATATTGAATCCTTCTTCCTTCAATGACTCCATAAATTCAATCAAATAATCTTCGGTTAACTGATCCATAAACAACATATCTTTCTGTATCTTAGATATCTTATTTCGTTTTGCTTTAGATATCTTTTGATAAGAATCGAACCACTTAGTTGGCCCCTTTACGATTTTTGCTGGATCTACCCCTTCGGTACTATCGTCACCCATTTTATTTTTCTCTCTTGTTCACGACCATAAAAATTGTCCATCCACTGACCACCTTTTAAATATGATCTAAGATTTCTAAGATAACCCTCTATATCGGCAAGTCTAGAGATAGAATGTTTTTCCTTTAACCTCACTTGACGCTTCAATTCTGGCAACTTATCTTGATTCCAAGTAATCCAATCCTTAACATTTTTGGCACACAAGGGATGTTCCTCATCTAACTCTAAAACATTTGGGTGAATTGATTTGTTCTTTGCTGGTTTTTTAGCAGCACGAACTTTCGTCATTTTATCATGATTATTCAAAACTACATCCTCTCTTCTATTTCTCTTTGTTTCTTCTGCCATCTCTTGACACCTGCCTTTTTGGCAATCCTTCTCTTTTCAGATGGTTTTTTATAACCTTCTGACCTATCTCTAATCTCTTTCATAATACCTTCTTGAAGCATCTTCTTCTTCAAGATTCTAAGAGCTTTGTTGACATCGTTATTTCTAACTGCAACAGTCATACCACTATACTCTTTAGGTTTATCTTCTCTAGGTCTTCGTTGAAAATCGCCTTTGGGTTTCCACCCTCTACTGTTATCTTTTCTCATATATACCTACTTATTAAAGTTGATTGATTTAATTCTACCATTGTATTCAAATGTAAGAATTGAATGTGAGTAAGAAGTTCTTTCAACTTCATTATACCTAGTAACATTTGAACAGACGTTTCTAACCTCATGTTCTTTACTACCGATATTTGAACCGATAACAACACCTAGTACTTTACCGATATCATTACCATCACCAACTTTGTTACCAATGATACCACCGATAATAGCACCTAGTAGTGCATCACCATTACCTTTTAGAGCATTGGTTGTACCACTCATAATGCCGCCGTTATTAACTTTGACATCTCTACATACCGTAACTTGGTATGGTACTTGTTGGATGATTGTTTTTTCTACATCTTTGACAGATATAATTTTTGCTCCTGCTGGAATTGATTGAGCAGTTGCACTCATACTTGTAATTGCAGCCACTATGGCAGCACCTATTATTACTTTTTTTAACATATTTAACCTCTTGGTTTGTTATTGTATTTATAGATTAACATAAACTTTAACCATTGTCAAGTGTTTTTTTATGTAATTCTACAAAATATTCTGCATCTATCAGAACCAGAGGCCTTGATTTGTTACGTTTTATTACAACTATAGGCTGATAATCACCAGAGTTTTCATTTGCCTGTTCAAACGCCTTCCAGACGTTAACTGATTCTTGATTCTTACACTCTATTGAATATGGAAACTTTGCACGAGCAGCACGGGCCATAATCAAGTCCTCACCACCAGCACCCATACTTCTGGATTCTACATCCTCTGGGTGTACCTCTAATTTCTCAATCAATTGGTCACGAACCCATTGTTGTAATCTTCTACCTTTAGCTTTCGCTGATTGTGTTTTCATAAAAATACCTTGCTATCAATTCATGTCCTTTTGCATTTGGATGACTATCTTCTTCGGATATAGTCATACCTTTATTTATATCCCAAAAAGTCATACCCCCAAGGTCACTTATGAAAGGCCAACCTATGATATGAGTATCATCTATATTATGTTTTTGTAGTTCCTCGTAAAACTGTTCTATTAATGGTATGTTTGGTTGGCCAGTGCGATATTCCACTAATCCAGTGCCACACCACTGCAATAGTTTTATATTATAATCATCACATAGTTTTTGCAAGGTAGTTATATTTTTTAAAAAACAATTTATTTGGAACTTTGTTGCTTGATTAGGATATTGTAATTCTTTGAGTAAATGTTTATAAACCTCATAGTCCAAAAGTTTTGACCAAGAACTATCAGTAGTAAGGACGTTAACTGGATTAAAATTTTTACCATAAACCCAAAATCTCCACATCGCAGACCATAATATCGCTACGGTGTCAATATCATTATGATTATGAACTATCTCATTTACAGCATGGTAGAATATCTGGTCATTACCAGAACCACCTACTCCAAAATTCTTATATTCCATACCTAAATGCTGAGATAATAATTTAGGCCATTTGGGAAAGTAATATGTTTTGCCAAGATGATATACAACATTATCTTTTAAATGTATTTCACCTTCATCTTCTGTATAACTACATCCAAATGTGTATAACATCAATCCCACTCATCTTCATCATCCCATGCTTCTTCACTCTCGATTTCGTCTTGTTGTTCTTCTTCTAGTTTTGACCCACAGAATGTGCAGAATCCTATTTTGTAATGTCTAGTGCTTAATGAGTGTGAGACTTTAAAATCAGCCTCACACTCTTCACAATTTATTATTTTTGTTGTCATATGTTTAATGTTTCGTTTCGTATGCATCTTCCCAACTACCAGACAATCCAGCGACTTCGTACTCTGTCACTCTATTCTCAAAGAAGTTAGTATGATCTGCAGCGTTAAGTATCCACTCCAACCAAGGAATTGGATTTTCTTTTACCTTAAAGTTAGTTTTCAATCCTAGTTGCAATAACCTTCTATCGGTAATATACCTTATATATGTCTTTACATCCTCGGCCTTTAAACCCTCTGGTTCACCTAGTGCATATGTCATATCTACAAACTTATCTTCTAGTTCAACTATTTTATCAGACATCTTGTAGATTTCTTTTTTAAATTCATCGTTAACAATTTTAGGTTTCTCTGAACAAAATGCTCTGAATAGTTTTGCAATACCCTCAACATGCATTGATTCATCTCTTACTGACCACTCAACAATTTTACCACAACCTTTCATCTTACCAAACCTTTGGAAGTTCAATAACATAATAAACGATGCAAACAAAGATACACCCTCATTGAATACAGATTTTGCAAGAGCAAGTCCTATACCTTTGTGTGTAGATACATCTGAGTCCATCATGAAATCTACTTTATCTGCCATTTCTTTATACTCTAAGAAGGCATGGAAGTCACTATCTGGTAAACCTAGTGTCTCATTTAATAATGCATATGCTCTTTGATGAATACCTTCTCTTGATGCAAAAGAACCAAGCATATTTCGTATTTCATTATTCTTAAACTTAGGTAAGAATTGGTCGAAATAGTTTTGTCCAACTGCAACATCTGATTGTGTAAACAATCTTAGTACGTTTGTAATATAATCTCTCTCTGAATCAGATAACTTATTACTCTTCCAATCTGAAACATCTTCTGATAAGTCTACCTCATCTTCTATCCAATGAACTTTCTCATGTCTTACGACCATTTCAACTGCCCACGGATAATAGAATGGTTTATACGCCTCTGAAAATGCCAAAAGACTTCCCCCACGGATTTTTAGAATTTCATCTGATTTTTCTAATAGTTGCGAAAAACCACCAATCCTAGAACCGTTAACAAAAATCTGTGGCACACTTTGGATGTTACCTTCTTTTCTATTTAATCTTTCTTCTGTATTATTCACTCTTTGATAAAACTGTAACCTTTCATCATCATTTGACATGCTATGTTCTGTATATTCAATATTATGTTCATTAAACCAGTTCTTAGCATTGACACAATATCCACATGTTGGACTTGTATATATTTGTACATCCATTTATCTTCTCCTATTTCTTTTTTAACCTTGACAGGCGATACATTCTTCTTCTTCTTGTTTTAATTCTGAATAATCTCTCAATTTATCTAGTGCGACTTTATCTGAAACCTTCTCTGTTTTTGATGTTGTTTCAGTCCTTAAATAATATAATCCTTTACACTCATCTTTCCATGCTTTAAAATGGGTCTGATGTATGTACTTCTTGGATGCACCAGCAGGAAAGAATAGATTAAGTGATTGTCCTTGACACAAAAACTTTTGTCTATCGCCTGCAAGTTCTACTACAAACTCTTGTCTCAATTCTGTAGCAGTCTTATAAACTTTCTTTAACTCATCTGATAAGAATGTCAGATGTTGGACACTACCATTGTTTGTAACGATTGAAGTCCAAACTTCGGAAGTGTTCATATTTAGTCTATTCAATTCTTCTTCTAAAAATCCATTCTTAATTAGGTGTGAACCAGCCCTAGTTCTGTGAGTATAAGCATTTGCTTTATTTGGTTCGATTGACGGTGAAGTGCCCACAATCATTGAAGAATTTGCATTGGGGGCAATCGCAAGTAAGTGAGCGTTACGCCTTCCAGTGCCCTCCATATCTGGAGCTACGCCCCGTTCAGCACCAAGTTTCAAGGTTTCCTCTACTGCTTTCTCTTTGATATCTTTAAAGATTTTGACGTTCAACTCTTTTGCTGTCACACTTTCAAGTGCAATGTTATTCTTCTGCAAATATGAATGAAACCCCATCGCTCCAAGACCAAGAGACCTTTCTTGTTCTGCTGAATATTTCGCCTTTGGTAAAGTATCTGGGCAGTTGTCAATAAAGAATTGTAATACATTATCTAAGAAACGAATCAAATCATTAACAAGATTTGTATCTTTCCACTCGTCATATTTCTCTAGGTTCACAGATGATAGACAACACACAGCAGTTCTTTCCTCGTTAGTAGGTAAGTGTATTTCATTACACAAGTTAGAACCATGTATCTTTAAACCTTTATCTTTCTGTGTTTGAGGCATATATCTGTTTGCAGTATCAATAAAATTAATATATGGTTCACCAGTTCTAAATCTAGTTTCTAGTAACTCTTCCCATAACTTTCTTGCATCTACGGTTTTCCTTGCAACCTTTTCATTTGGATCAATCAAATCCCAACCCAATCCCTCTTCGACTGCTTTCATAAATGCATCTGGTACATTTACAGCGTTGTGTAGATTCAATGCTTTTCTTCCAACATCACCAGTTGGAATACGAAGCTTTAAAAACTCTTCGATGTCTGGATGTGAAATATCAATATAAGCTGCATACGAACCTTTTCTGGTTTTACCTTGTCGGTAGGCAATCATATCAGCATCTACTGTGTGTAGAAATGGAATTGGGCCTGGAGCAATATTTGATACTGAACGAACAGCATTCCAGTGACCACCAACCCCACCACCTTTTACTGATAACCATCTTAATTCAGCAGTGTGTTCAATAAGTCCTTCTAGACTATCTGGAACATATGATAGGAAACATGAAATGGGTAATGCTTTAATCTTTTCTTTTGGTAATACTGCATTTGATAAAACTGGCGATGCATACATAAACCAATTTTTACTAGCAGCATCATAAATTCTTTGTGCAAGTTTTTTATCTCCGAATGAATAACATGCAGCCGCTCTTGCAAATGCATGTTGAGGTGATGGTTCATCATCTCTACAATAATAATCTAATAATAGTTTTGATGATTGGTCTGATAAATTATCATCTCTTGATAGATCAATGTTGATCCCTTGATAAACTTTAGACATTTTGTTTACTCCATTGAGAAAATTTGATCTTAGCGGTCAAACCTTGATATGTGTTATCCTTAATTATTTTCGTGATTTCTTCTTTTGTCCGTCCTGCTAGTATCATATCGTTTATATCCTTCTCTCGTACATTATCTGGCCACAAAACAACTTTGTAATCCAAATCTATTATCTTTCTAATTCTTTTTAGTATCTCAATGCCTCGTCTTTCATTATCAAATATAATTACTTTATTGTCTTTGTCTAACTTCGTAAAATCAGCACCAGCAACAGCAATACAGTTATCTAAGAACAAACTATCTATGGGGCCTTCAACTACATAAGTTAATTTATTTTTTTGTAGTTGGTGCAGTCCATATATATTATCCTTATCTTCATTCAAACTGATAGTGATATACTTAGGTGTCTCATTACCAAATGCTCTTCCTTGTAGAGCAAACATATTATTTTCTTCATCAAAGAATGGAATGACCAACCGTGGGTGGTCTCCACCTAAAGATGAAAACTTATTAGGAATTAAAGTATTAACCCATGTAAAAAACTTAGGTGCATAAAACAATTCAAAATGTTTATTAGTGGGTATCTTACGACTTTCTACCCATCTCTTAACTGGATGATTAAATCCAAGTTGAGAAATCTTTTTAAGTTTAGTCAGAGGAGGCATACCCTCTTTAGTTCTCCTCATAAACTTAGGTTTTTGGAACTTACCTATATCATACTCTTCTTTGTCTGGAGTCTTTTTGTAAGTCTCTAGTATATAGTCTTTATGAACGCTCTCATCGACAAAAGATAGGAAATTTTTTAAACTTTTTCCAACCCCACAGTTGTGACACTTGTACACAAGGTTTTGTTCCTTACGGAATATGAAACCTCTTGCTTTAGTTGTAGATTTATGAGAATCGCCACAATATGGACATCTAAAATTCCAGAGAAAATCCCCCTTCTTTTTAAACTGTGATAATTGGCTAGATATAATATTGACGTATTTAATTTCATTGAACATAGTATGACTATACACCAAAAACTATGCAGAGTCAAGTACTATTTTGAATTTTGTTGATTAAAAAGTTCAAACAGTGTCTTAACCTTCTCACCAAGTACAATTATAGCGTAATGCATCTTTGCAAGTACTATTACCAATGTAACAAACCCAACTAATATGGGCCATAGTTTGATGAGCAACTCGAAAGAATCTGCCATGTTTTTCCTATAAATTTAAATTTATTAACTTATGTAAAATAAAACCAGCAACAATAGAACCACCAATTAGTACATGTCTCCACTTCTCCAGAACACCCACTCTGTCGTTAATATCACTCTTTAATGTATTAATCTTCTCTGTTTGTTCTGTATGTTGTTTAGACATTAAATCCATTGTTTCTCTACTCTGATCAGATATCCTCTTATGTAAAAGTTGTATCTGTTCTGAAAAGTCATTTCTTCTGGATTCTATCGCTTTATTTAATTCTGTCTGTTCTTCTTCTTGTCTGGATAATTTCTCTTCGTGTACAGCAAGCATACGATTTATGCTGTTAGAAACATCTGAAATTTTGTTTATTGCTGTATCTAATCTCAAATGTATTTGTTTGATATCAGATATCTCTTTTTTTAGGATTTCAACCTCTGTTTCTAAGCTCATTTAATTCTCTCTCTAATCTATTTAACCTCTTTGTGAGATTGGGGAATTTTTTCATCTGTTTCTCTTCAACTGTCGCTATCTTAATATCATATCGTTTCGCTGCCCAATTATATACTCTTTCTACTTTAGCATAAAACCACAATCCAAATTTAGTTTTCTTAAACCATTCGGCAGATGCATCTCCAATAACTGCACCAGCAATCGCTTTGAATAGGAAAAACCACACTATTCAATCTCCAATATCTTAATTGGGTGTATGTCATCACCCACTCTTTCTATTTGTAACTTACCTTGTTTACACACCCACCTAGGCCCATTCGCACCTTGGTTTCTTTTTATTATTCTTTTTACTTTCAAACACTCACCTAGTGTTTCTCTAGGTGTGAACTCTGTTGGTTTTATATCACCAGACATGAACATCATCAATACAAATCCACTGAAAATTTCCATCTCTTTCTTCCTATTTTATTTGTCCAATCTTGTCTTTTAATTTATCAAGATTTCCTTCTAGTTTTTTAATTCTTGTTTCATAAAAATCTAGAGTTAGTTTTTGTTGTTGATCATAAGGGGCCTTGCCGGTTTCTATATTTTGTGTAAGTTTTTCCAACTGTCCAGCAATATGCTCAATTAACATAAATTGTTCTGCATCAGCAGGTAAAGAACCCATATCACCTCTAGGCCATTTAATACGAAACTCTGTATTCTTTTCTAAATCAGATGTCATCAAGGTCTGTTCCGTTTCAATAGAATTTAGTCTTTCTATGATACCGAAATAAGCCCAAGTTGCTACTGCAACTGCTATGATGATTGACACCATATTTCTAATGGGCATTGCTACATTAGTATTATCTGAAATCTCTGCCATTTACAATCGCCTCTCCATACTATTTATAAGTTGTCAATCTTTTGACAGTCACTTAAATTTGACATAAACCAAAATATGAATTTTGACACTACTCTTTTGCAGAGGCAGGCCATCTTCCAAACATTCTTACTGCATAATACGAGGCATAGATTTTCAAACTAGATACCTCTGGTTCAGCAGATTTCATACCATCTAAGAATACACGATCTGAAAGATACCTTGCTCTTTTCCATGTTTTCTTATCTACCTTACCACCACCATGCCACCAGAAATGTCTAAGTTTTGCATATAGATGATCGTGGATTACAGCTGCTCTTGCAACATCCCACGGTGAAATAAAGGCCCAGATTGCTCTTGGAACAGAGGCAAGGTCAGTTTTCATACCTTTACCACATGATACTCTGCCTGTACCTTTACCAGTATCGACTACACTTGCGCCACACTGTGACAAAATTGCAACATCAGCATCGTTTAGTTCTTCGCTTTCAAATGATAATTGTTTTTCTAAAACCCAACTTTTAGGGGGTGTAAATTCAGCAACTAATTTACCATTAAACTTTCCCATAGTTAGTCCTTTCCCTTTGGTTCATCCGTTACAGCTTTCTGATAATAGATGATTATTTCTTTTTGTTGTTCAATATATCTTCTCAACTCTGCCATGTCTAATGCCAAGTTCTCATATGATGGAACAGACATAGCATAAAAAACGTAATCACCATTTTCTTTCGTAAACTTCTCTTTAAACTCTTCGTAGTTTTTTTCCGTAACCACATAGAATTTAACTGGAAGCATTTTAACTGGTTTAGGCATAGGTTTTACATCTATTACTGGTTTAACAACCTTAGTAATAGTTACTATTTCCTTTTCAGGCATCCAACTACAACTACTTAGTAGTAGTAATAGACTCAAACATGTCAAGAACCTTTTGAGATGCATCATTTATCCTTTTTTGTGTTTCTTCTGGTTTGTTAAGAGATGCGGCTGGTAAATCTATTTTACTTAGTTTTTTCCTAAGTGTATTACCATATTTCTCTGCATCTATTAACTTTGAAGATAATTCTTTATTCAATTTACTTTGTTTTTCAAAGTTGTCTGTCATTGCTTTTATAGTCTCTTGGTTCTGTTGGTTTGCTACTTCTAGTTTTGCATTACTATCACGCAATACACCAAGTCTCTGTTGTGTGTCATTGTAGTAATAATATGCACCATAACCCACACCAGCGAGTAAACCCATAACTATTAACAATCCATATACTTTTATCATATTTTACCTCTCGTACTATTTATAAAGTTTCTTTTCTTCTGGCGGTCAAGTTTTTTTGTGTACCACACTGTGAATAACATTGTCTTATATTATTTTTTGGGTCATTACTCCATAGTAATTCTATATAATCTCCTTGTTTTTTATATTCATTTATTATCTCATCCCAATCATATTTTCTTAAATCTATTTTCATGTTTTTTAAAATTTGTACATGTTTAGCTTTATGCCCAACATGGTTTGGATTGTATTTAGATGCAAATTGATAATTACCCCACCAACAACAAGGTAAAACATCTCCATCACATGATACAAATAATTCCTCTTTTTTTTGTGATTGGCACAATATTCCAGATCCAGATGCATCCCAAGTTGATTCTGTCCATTTCTTTAATTCATTATTTTGTGGAACATAACTTGGTGTTCCACCAAATTTATCTAACATTTGTTGTTGAATCTTTTTTACTGGTGGTACTCTTGGTTCTCTTATTATACCATCTTCTAAAACGGTACGATTATTTCTTCTAAGTTCAAATTTTTTAAACCCCATCTTTTTTGCAAGTTCTCTTGCCTCATCTATTTGATGTTCGTTATGTTGAAATGCTATAAATACCCACTCTGCTCTACCACCATTATCTATAAATGTTTGTGCATTTTTAATAATCGCATCAAAATTAGTATTTCTTCTATATAAATGATTTGTATCTCTCAACCCATCTATACTAAATCTTACATGACTCTTTCTTCTTGTCATGGTTTTTGCAAGTTTTGTCCACCACTCTGTATTTCGCAAAGAACCATTTGTTACGACATGTATCTTACATTCAAATTGTTCTATGTATTCTACTATATCTATGAGTTTGGGATGAATTGCTGGATCACCATAATTACCACAAAAATTAACACGCTCCATAGTTTCCCAAGGGATCTTTTTAAGAGTCTCTAATTGCAAATCTATCCAACCAGAGTTCTCTATAAATTCTGTAACACCACTAGGTCTACTAGATGTTCTTCCACAAAGAGGACATCCAGCATTACACCTATTAGTAAGTTCTATATGAAGTTTTTTAATATCACTTTTTATCATTCTCTAAACCATAATCGCTTCTATTCATTATCATATACATTTTTTCTGCAAGTAAATTACCGACAACATAATCTTGTAAATAATGAAATCCAGCTAAAACTCTACCATATCCACATTCTTTTGCAGCTTCAATGATACCTTTTCTATGTTCTGGAAATTTATTAGATATATACAATGCAACTAACATAGATTGTGTTGCATGTCCACTAGGATAACTCTTAGTTTTATTAGTTGTACTTGCCATTGGTTTAATTTCGTTATCATGATCAAAAGGTCTTTTTAAGTCAAAAATTTCTTTAAAATATTTGATTGTTGGTCTTGCCTGCTGAACTATATCTATCATCTCATTTTCGTGAAATGACATACCGTGTTCAAGTAAATATTGCTCAATCGCATAATAAGTCTGTTCATCATGGTTAGCAATAGACTCTTCATCTTTGTCTGTTCTTTTTGCCATAAGGGATTTTAATTTTAATACTTCCTCATCCAGATCAGTGTTGGGTTCTGGTAATGTTATTTGAAGGTGTAAGTCTTTTGGAAAAAACTCCATTGCTTCATTAAAACTTTCAAACTTTAACTTAGGCCCAGAGGTTTTAAAATCTTTCTTTCTCATTACTGTCTTTGCAACAAGTTCTAACTCTCCACCCTTTAGGTTTAATACAAACGGCATATTGATATCAGTTTTCATATCATTGATAACTGCTTCTGCATCAGGCCCTAGTTGTGCGATAGTCTTACCAAATTTCTTGTGTGACTGTTTGAATAGTCTAGTAAGTTCTGCTGGTGTGATTTGTTTATTGTTTCTCGCATCATTTACTCTGTCTAAGAAATGTCGTGTAAACTCTACGTCAATACCAAGAGATGCAAATATTCTATCTGCATACTTCTCTATTTGATCTAAATCGGATTTCTTTAATGGTTTTTCTGATTGTGCATTTAAATTAATGATTGGAACATAGGTATCTAACCCAGGCCCAAGGCTACCATCTTTATAAGATACACCAGACAAAGACTCTTTAATATGTGTTCTAAAATCACGAGGCATTGTAAATCCTCTACTGTTACTTTGCAACTTTAAAAGCGATATTTTGTAGTTTCAGAAAATCACCTTTCTTACCGTTCATCATAGGTTTTAACTTTGCTTTATTAACATCATTAACCTTATCATAAACTTGTGTAATTACGGATGCTGTCATCAAGTCGCATTTCATAGTTCCATCTTTGAACTTTAAATTTTTAGCCTGTTTACTCTTTACGATTGATCTCATCACATCAAGATTTTCTTCTGCAAGAAGAGACTCGATACCAAACTCTTGAACACTTGCAATAACACTACTTTGAAAAGAACCCTCTCTCATGGATTTCTTTTCTCTTTTCATTTGCAATTGTTTTGCATGAGCTCTATATGCTTTTGTTCTTGCATCTAAAAGACTTTTCTTTTTCTTTTTCTTCATCATAGCATCAGGCGGCATAGCAACTCCACCAGCAGCATTACTGTTAGTTGGAGCATCTTCTTCTATGTTGTTGCCTGTGTATGGATCTACTTCTGTATATATTTTATTTGGCATTTTTAATATCCTCTACACTTACATATATTTTTTCTTGGGTTCTAATATGAATAACTGGAAATATCTCAACACCCAAAACTGTATCAATAGGTGGTTCGTCATCATATGTGATAACCTTATCACCTTTTTTAGCAGTTAATTCTTCTTCTTCTTTATTTAGTATATCGTTGATTAGCACATATTCACCTTTGGGTAAAACCTCACCAAAACCGGCAATCTCTTCTGAAATTGTATCGTCCAACTGTATTTCGTTCTCATGTAAAAATTTGATAAACTCTTTTTCAAACATATCTTTATCATCAACAGATTCTTTGAATGTATCTTTTAGTAGAAACAACGCTGCAGCATATGTACCAACCTTACTTCTAAGTCCAGGCACTTTGTTAAAAATCTTTTTGATGTTGAATACAAGTTTGTGTAGAATAGTATATGCATTTTTTTCTTGTGATGAAACCAAGGGAACTTGTGGTTTCTTTGCTTTATCTTGCATAATACGATTGCCCTTTTCGTCAATGATACCCAACTTATAAGCATCAGTGTCCTCAAAGGGTGTTGTTAGTAACCGTAAAAATCTATACGTTACAAATAGGTCTATCGCTCTTCCCATTATAGTTCCTCTAGTTTTTCTAGAACAAAAGAATCTGTTTCTATAATCTTTAGTTCATCTTCTCTAATTATATTTAGGTAAATACAAAACGCCTTTAGTGCAGATAAGTGTTCGTGTTGTATTTTGTGTATAAGAAGAGTTGCACAGGCTTCTGGGCCAAATACATTTGATAAGACTATAATGTGATTGATTAGTAGACGTTCTTTTAAAATACCACTTTCATAGTATTTTCTTAGAAGCCTTTTAATATATTTAAATCTTTTCAGATCGTCTTGAAATTCTTTTTCACCTTCGCAATGTGGGTTGTTGTAATGCCTTATGGCATACATCATTACATTTTCAGGCGTTATCTTTTCATACATGTACTATACAATGGAAGCGTATAGTTTACATGAATTATTTCTTCCTACCATTTCATAATCCACTTTCAACTTCAATCCACCCTCTACCATGTGAGAAATCCCATCATCGTCTAAAAACTCATCAAATGGTGTATTCTCATCTTTACCAAATCTTCCACCCATCTTATTAAGTTGAAGTTCAAATGAACCACTCTGTTCACTCATACTTGGTGTTGCTTCCATACCAAGACCAACAGCTGCTAATCTATTTCTTAAAGTATTAAGAGCGTGTTCTGGTAAAATAAATTCTTGATTTCCTATCAGTCCAACAAATGCATTAAGTCTTTTTACGACTTCTGGATTTCCTAGTTCGGCAGGATTAATATCTAAATCCACAGCAACATTATGGTGCATATTATTGTGAACTTCTTTTATGTGTTGTTTAAAACTTTTCATGAGTTACAACCTTCGCAGTTACAGTTATCATCACATTGTCCTTTACAAGCACACGAACTATCGCACCCACAAGGATTAGGAGTTTCATCTGAACCATCGTATATTTCTTTCAACTCTTTTCGTTCCATTTTTAACTCCTTTAATAGTATATAGTAGGGGAGCAGAACCCCCCTACTATATTTAATATTACTTCTTTGCAGCCCTCTTGACTACCTTTTTAACTGCCTGAACTGCTTTAGGAGCAGTTGTACGAGCTACTGGAGGCACCATCATTTTGCCTGCTTTTGACATGAATCTTAATCCCATTGTAATCTCCTTTATCTAATATGGGAAATGGGGAGGCGAACCCCCCCAAATCTAATTATTAGTTAGCGATATCAACAAGTCCACTATCAGCACCAGCATCATGCTGTCCGATAACGGCCCATGAAGAACCAGTCCACATTAGTATAACAGCATCACCGTCATCAACAAAGTTGATGTCTGCATAACCCAATGGGTCAGCAGGTGTACATACAGATGTACCACCATCAGTGTCGTTAATGATAACTTTCAACTGACCTACGATAGTTCCATCAGCAATAGTAGTAGCGTTAGAACCAGCAGTCTGAAGCAAAGTAACAGCAGTTGTTACAGACAATGCAGCCTGTGTACCATCAGAAATATCTTCTACAGAATTTGAAAATCCGATAAAAGAAGGAAGGTTGTTAATAAAGTTAGTTACACTAACCTTTTTGTTAATAGGTGTTCCAGTTGGATCATCTACAACGTGTAGCAAGTCTGCGCCTGCGATGCCTGTTGAAAGGTCAGTCAGTGCAGTAATTTTCTTATCAGCCATTTTTATTCTCCTTAAATAGCGTTATTAAATACCTAGACAATTCTAGGAATATTACTGTAGGTACACACTCGGCGTCCTACATCACCCATGTTATTCTTTTTTGGAGACTGTAGATAAATCTTTATCTATCGACTCTTGACTAACATCAATTATATAACCGTCTAGAAGATCTTGGGTTACTTGTTTTGCACCAGTAAGTGCATTTATCAACCCAACATATTCTAATCTCTTCTTGTCATGCAAATCTAGTTGGGATTTAACCTTTTCTAAATCTGCATCTAGTACCGTATCCTTTTGCAACAACTTGTTAAACAATGCAGCTGCTTTGGTGCCAGGCACTAGTACAATTTCTTCTCGTTCAGTGTTATCCACTCTCTGTTTCATTACCATATTATATTCACCTTTAATTTATAATATTATTTATAAGACTTTTTGGCCCTATTTTTTCACTTATTATGTAGTAGTAACTCCGTTTAGGATAGAACCAGTTCCACTTGTAGAACCTACTTGTGAGTGTAATACAATATCAGAAGTCTTATCTTCTGCAAGTATAGCATCAAACTCATCAGCACTTGAACCGTTTGTAGCATCAAAGATGATTGTACCACTAGTATCTCTACCTTCTGTACCATCTTCAAGCAATCCAATTTTGACAGCAGTATCTTCACCAGTTCTTGTAATACCAGTAATATCTGTAGTTCCACTATCTCCTTGAACAACTAAGTCTAATCCCTCATCACACAAACTGTCGTGTCCATCAGCAGAGAAGTTTAGAACTATGTCGTTTGCAACTGTAACTGGTCTTGAAAGTGTGACACTTGTTGAACCATTTGTTGCAGTAACAGTTAATGAACCATCTTGTGATAAGTCAGTTGAACCATTTTCGTCTGTCAATGGTGTTGCATTTGCCTGTCCGTAAACTTTCATACCTACTGCAATTGTACCAGAGTTACCATCTAGAACCAAAGCAGTTGTTGCTGTTGTAATTGCACCATTTACCGTTCCAACAATAGCAGCAACGGAGTCAAGAACAATTCTACCAGCAGGAACAGCGTCAGTACCACCTTCTTGTCTTATTGCAAGGATAGATGTTCCATCTTCTTCTGTAGCATCAGCAGAACCGTTGAAAACGATTGCTTTTGTGTTAAATCCAATAAAACCAGCAGCGGCCGCTTGTAGTGAACCTCTGAATGTAATTTGGTTTGTTCCAGAACCAGAGAGATATTGGGCAGCAATTGTGTTGTCCTCTACCATGTCTGTCGCACCAAGTCTATTTAATAGAATGTATGCTTTGTTTGTTACTGTTTGGTTCGCTGTTACAGCGGCACTTGTCATGTCTACTGCTTCATCGAATGTTAGTGTTATATCAAATGTTGCACTATCGGCATATATACCGTCTGTCCAATCAATTGAGCGTACCGTAGCCGAACCAGCAATTGCCGCAAGGTTTCTAATGCATACTAGGATTTCTGGTTGAGCATCTTTATTGTCGTTACCAGAAGCCGCAAGGCCAGAGGCAAGCGCCCATCCACCACTTGTTGCAATGGCGTTTTGTCTCGAACCCATTGATCCAGAAGCATTATCGTCCTCAGGCAAGAATTTTGGTCGGTTAGCTGAACTTGTATTTGATCCCCATAAACCCATTTTAATCTCCTTTAGATCTTTAATCTATTTCCTTTTATTTATAATTATCTATATCCCAAAGACTTCAATCTTGTAATAGTTTTATTGACATTCGTGTGATGAACCCCAATTCCACCTCTTTGTTCCCATTCCTTAATGTTCTTTATGTAATCATCAACTAAAACGGATGGTTTCCCATCAATTGTGGCATATGCCTGTTTCTGATCTCTTTGTACCAAATGAATATTACCTCGTTTAACATTCGTATTTTTGGCCAACCATTTCATCTTACCTGGCCTAGAATTTGAATCCTTCTTTGAAAAAGCAGAAAGAATATGTGCATCATATTTAGCAATAAATTGCCATAACTTTTTAGAACCAGGCATCCATTCTAACTCTGCCCAGAAACCTTTAGTATCACTAATCTTCTGCCATCGTTCTCCCTTATCAGCAGTAACAAATGAACCCCCAGCAGCTTTATCAGCACCAGCCATAAAGTTACATAGAACTTGATCCATGTCACAATATATAATAGGCAAATCTTCTTTTGCCGTCATTAACTCCGAAAGAGTTTTCATACTTTAATCCTTTATTTTAGGATCAATTTCAACCTTTGCAGCTGGTTCACCAGTTGCGGCTTTTGAACCTTTTGCAAAATCTTTTTTCTCTTTCATCTTCTTTTTGTTCTCATCTTCAAAAGGATTCTTACCCTCTTGTCCACTCCAAACTTTCTTTAGAGCTTCCCTCATAGATAATGACTTACCATTCATTGCAGAGAGTTGTTCTTCAACTTCTTTTTTAGATTTTTCATCTACACCAAGTGGAGCCTTTTTTTCTTCTACTGGGTTAGCAGAGGAAAACGACCACTCTTTAAGTTTACCAATTAGTTGATTAACTGCTTCAGATTTCTCACCAGTGTAGTTCTTATCAATATAATCAAAAAACTTTTTCTTTGCTTTATCATCTTTTAATTCAGCAGGCGATTTAATATTAAACTTTTTCAATGCACCGTTAAAGAATTTTTGGTACTCTGCTTTAGTTCCGTCTGTTAGACTAGCCTTAATCGCCTCTTCAAGACTACCCTCTTTTTTATCAAAATATGCCATTTTAGTCTCCTACTTTTTTAGCGCATTAAGCAAGTCTTTGTATGACTTCGCTATTTGGTTTGAAAATTTTGCTTTGTCGATTGATGTTCGTATTGATGCAAATTTGTTCAGTGCTGCTTGTGCAATCTTATCGTTAACCTTGACTTTTTTATTATCATTGAACTTGACATCTTTTAGTCCTCTTAGACTAACTGATTTTCTAAGTTGCATAAGAATATTATTATCAGCGGTTTTAATATCATCGTCTGTAGCAAAATCATCAATATCAGCAGGGTCGACTTTTCGTGCCTCTACTGTTTCTTCTTCTTCTTTAAGTTGCGACTTATCTACTTTATCACCAATACTCTGTGCAGTCTTTAATCTTGCAATTTTAAGTGGTGAAACATCTTTTAACCTTTTCTCTAAAGAACCTCTTTCTATCTTCAAATCTTTTTCATCACTATCTATTGCATAGATTTTCATATCTGTACCAACAAGAGCATATGTTATTTTTGGTGCTTCATCTAAATCTAATTCAGGCCTGTAGGGTTCAACGATTCTAGAAGCGTTACCTTCTGGAATAACTCTTAGTTTACCAGCAATGTATAGTGGATGCATCTTCATTGCTTTTTGTGCATCTTCCTCATCATTACTGTCTACTTTAACTACGAACTTTCCACCTTTAGTGTCTAACTTGTATGCAATATTACCCATTGCATCGTCTACATCAATAGCGATGTTCTTCATTTTACCTTCTTTGACATATGCCAACAGTTCTTCATTTTGTCTCCTCAAAACAGCTGCAACTTGTGTCTGTTTTGATAAACCTTTTTTAATTTTTTCTATTGCATTTACAGCGCCAGTCATGTTTCCTTGTTTATATCTAGGATCGGATGCGACTCCAATTGCCATTTTTACCTCTTTCGGTGTGTAGTTCTCATCAAGGTCTAATGTAACACACTCCTCGGCCAATGTCAAGTCTTTTTTTTCATTAATTCCTTCTAATTTGATAGTTTTCATTGATGCAGCCATATCACCAAGTGCTAGACTTACATTACCGTCTGGCCTCTTGTATAAGAAGTACTTCATACCACCCTTACCACCATCCTTTTTCAGAGTGATTTTCTCACCCATACCAGCAGAACCCATCTTTACTTTGTTTTTAGATGTTACTATGAAAGTACTAGACATGTTTTGTGCAACAGACGAGTCGTAACCAATTGTAACTTTTTGTTTTGATTTTAATTTATCAAATGCAGTTACAGCATCTTTTTTGATATCTTCGGTTACAGAGTATGCTTTTCTACTAGCAATGGAATCAGCATTGTCCATGACTTTGGCGTAAAGTTCGTATATATTTGTATATTTGTTCATGGTCATTCCTTTATAGTATTATTTATAAAATTAAGCGCCTGCTCCGTGTACAGTTTTTAAAGTAGTTCCACCAGAGTTCTTAATCAATAGTGTGGATAGTGTTTTTAGTT